TGTGGTTCAACCGTATTTTGTTTTGAACTTCATGATTCGCGTAGACGACTGAGGCCGTTATGGCCGACGTGCTGTATAACGATGCTGGGGCTGATTATGACCAGTCGTCGTTTTACTATGAGGAATCGGTAGAGAACGCTTACGCTGATCCCGGCATTGAGTATGGGGGCAACAAGTCTTATTGGGGGACGGTTGTCTATGAGGTGACGGCTTCTGGTTCTGGTGTTGGCGGGTCGTCTGCGACCCGTCTCAGAACCGTGTCGGACACCGCTAGCGGGGCTGGTGTTGGGTCTTCTGCTGCTGTGCGGCTGCGTACTGTGTTGCGTTCGGCTTCGGGGGTGTCGTCGTCTTCTGAGGCGGCGACACGTGTCCGTACTGTTCTTAGGTCTGCTGCGGAAACCAGTGTTGGTGGTTCTTCTGCTGTCCGGTTGCGGGAAACATTCCAAACTGTTGACGAGTTCGCTGAAGGCTCTCAGGCTGCCGCATTCTTGCGTGAGACGTTTGGTTCTGCTGCTACTGCCGGTGTTTCCTCTGAAACGACTCTCAGGCTTCGTGAGACGTTCCAGACGACTGTGTCGTCCGGTACGTCCGGATCGACGTTTGATGCGATTCTGGGGGCATTCAGGACCGCTACAGGGCAAGGTGGTGCAACGACCGGTGATCAGGCTTCGACCCTTAGGGAGACGTTTGGTGTTCTGACCGGTTCAGGTCAGGGCTCCAGCACGGCGGAACGCCTGCGAACAATCTTCAGGGAGTCGACTTCTGATGGTGTTTCTGGCGAGTCTGCGATCAGGTTGCGGACCGTGTTGCGGGACGCTGAGGGTGCTGGTCAGGGCGGTTATTTGGGTGCGTTGTGGAAGAACGAGGGGACGTATTGGAATGCGTTGGTGAAGACCCGTCCTATCCAGTTGGAACATCCGGGTAAGTCGCCGTTCCGTCGGAACACTAACTATTCGGTCAGGGTGCCCCGTTGAACTTAGACGAACTGTTGAATGAACGTGAGTGGCGCAGATGCGTCGGCGGGGATGATCCGGCCGAGGGGTTCGCCTATTTTTGCCGGAACTATTGGCATATCAAACATCCTCAGGATGGGCGTATCAAGTTTGATTTGCGTGAAGCGCAGGAAGACACGATTGATCATTGGATGAACAACCGTTATTCGGTTGTTCTCAAAGCCCGTCAGATTGGTTTTTCTACGGTTGCTGCTGCGTATTCGTTTTGGTTGACGTTCTTTTTTGGTGACCGGTTTGTGGTCATGTTGTCTCGCACTGAGCGTGAGGCTGCGAAGTTGTTGCAGAAGTCGAAGTATGGGTACAAGTTTTTGCCGGACTGGATGAAAGAACGTGGCCCTGATCTGGTTGTGGATAACCAGTTGAAGATGACGTTTGCTAATGAGTCTGCGATTGAGTCTCTTCCTAGTGGTAATGATCCTGCCCGTGGTGAGTCGGTGTATCTGGTGGTTGTGGATGAGATGGCGTTCTTGCCGAACCCTGAGGAAGCGTGGGCTTCAATTGAGCCGATTGCTGACGTGGGTGGCCGTGTCATCTGCCTTAGCACGGCGAATGGTTCTGGGAACTTTTTCCACCAGTTGTGGGTTGGTGCGGAGTCTGGGAACAATGGTTTCTCTGGTTTGTTTTTCCCGTGGTCTGCTGGTGATCGTGATGATGATTGGTATGCGTCGAAGTTGAAGTCGATGCCGTCATGGCAGTTACATCAGGAGTATCCGCGTTCAGCGGAAGAGGCGTTTATCAAATCTGGTAACCCCGTGTTTGATGTTGACCGTCTGGTCAGCATCGAACCTCAGGAGCCGTGGCGTGGCTATTTGCACACGTTCTCCCCTAAGCATACAGAGTTGCGTCAGTCGGGTGATGGCGAGTTCGCGGTGTGGGCGGAACCGGAGCCTCAGGGTGTGTATGTGTTGGGGGCTGACGTGGCTGAGGGTTTGGGTCATGGCGACTATTCGTCGTGTCATGTGGTTGATGCCCATTCTGGGGATGTTGTTGCCCATTGGCATGGGCACATCGAACCGGATTTGTTTGGCGAGTTGTTGTGTGAGATCGGCTGGTTGTACAACACGGGGCTGTTGGGTATTGAGAACAACAACCATGGGTTGACGACGTTGAAGGCGGCGCAGCGGTACGGGTACAGGAATCTGTACCGTACCCGCAAGTTGCAGCAGCGGAATCCGGAGGCTACGGAGACGTTGGGTTGGCGAACAACTTCGGCTACGAAGCCGTTGGCTATTGATGAGTTGTCTGCGGCCATTCGTGATAGCGAGATCGGTATTTATTGTTCTCGGACTGTGGCGGAGTTGAAGGCTTTTATCAGGGATCAGAATGGTCGGACGCATGGTTCTCCGCATGATGACCGTGTGATGTCTTTGGCGATCTGTTGGCAGATGTTGAAGTATGTGTGGTTGCCGGAGTATCGGGGCGAACAGAATCTTCCGAAGTACAGTCTTGGATGGTTTGAGCGTTTTCAGATTGATGAGGATTCTGCGTTCAAAAGGGTGCCAATCGGCGCGCACAACGCCCGTTCCAACAGGTAACGATCTGGCTATCTAGTGATGGGTTCTCTAAATTGCACGGAATGCGGCCGTACGTTCACGTTTGATGTGATTCCGAAGCGTGGGGCGGTGTGTTTCAAATGCCATGTGGGGAGCATCCGGTTCGGTTTCCAGCAGGGGCAGCAGATGTTTCACGACAAGACGATCAAAGAGCAGGAGCGGGAGATCATTGATTCCGCGAAGCGTGAGGGCCGCAACATCGAATACATCGGGAACAAGTGGGTGTGAGATGCCGACGTGGGCGCAGATCGTTATTGCGTTGGCCGCCCCCAGCGGTGTGCTGGTGGCGTTGATTGAACGCACTAGGCGTGAGAACAACAGGGATCATGCGTCGAATGCCAGTTTGTTGCACCAGATTGACCGGAAAGTTGATCACGTGTCGGAACGAGTTGATGATCACATTGAGTGGCATCTGGACCGTAAGGAGAGATAATGGAATATCGTGAAGCGTTGAAGCGTGCTGCTGCCACGTTTGTTGCGGGGGCAACGGCTGCGCCGTTGACCGCTGCTGTTGTTGACATTTCGTTCTTCAAGGCTGCTGCTGTTGCTGGTCTTGTTGCTGTGTGGAACCTTGCGGCTCGTACGGCTCAGGCTTGGTTGGCGCAGCCGGGTGAACTCTGATGGCTCGCCCTAGTAACGCCGACAAGTTGGCGAAGTTCCGGAAGCATCTGAATGCTTCTAAGCGGTGGCGACGTGAGGAGGCGTATGACAGCACGTGGAAACGTCTTGTCGATATGTACCGTGGCCGTCATTACGAGTATGCGTCCGATGAGGATCGTCTGCTGGTCAACATTGCGTTCTCTACGGTGAACGTGATTGCGCCGTCCGTGTCGGTGAACTATCCGAAGATTGCGGTGAATGCGACGAAGCCGGATGATGCGCCAAAGGCGATCATCACGGAAGCGGTGATCAACTATTGGTGGCGGCATTACAAGGTGAAGCCCGAGTTTCGTCGTGCCGTAAAAGACTTTTTGGTGACGGGCCATGGCTGGTTGAAGTGTGGTTACCGGTATGTGGAAGAGCAGCGGGTTGCTGAGGCCGATGAGTATTCGGATGATCAAGAGGGTGGCGAGTCCACGTCGATCACTGTGATCACGGAGGACCGCCCGTTTGTTGAACGGGTGTCCCCGTACGATGTGTTTATTGATCCTGATGCTACGTCGATGCGTGATTTGAAATGGATCGCACAACGTATCCGTCGTCCGTTGGCTGAGGTGCGTGCCGATAAGCGTTATGCGAAGAAGGTGCGTGAAGAGGTTGCTCCGACTGCTGGTTCACGGTTTGTGGATGAGCCGGGTAAGCGGCGCATCCACGATGACAACCATTCGTATTGTGAGATTTGGGAGTTTTACGATCTTCGGTCGAAGACGATGTCAGTGTTTGCTGACAGCGGCGACCAGTTCTTGATCCCTCCGAAGAAGATGCCGTATGCGTTTGGTCATCCGTTTGTGATGATCCGTAACTATGACGTTCCGGATCATTTCTATCCGTTGGGTGATTTGGAAGCGATTGAGCCGTTGCAGCGCGAGTTGAATGAAACTCGTACACAGATGATGAATCATCGTAAGCGGTTCTCCCGTAAGTATTTGTTCAAAGAGTCGGCGTTTGATTCTGATGGGCGTGGCGCGTTGGAGTCGGATTACGACAATGTGCTTGTGCCTGTGATGTCCGATGAACCGTTGACGAATGTTGTTGCTCCGTTCCCGGCGGTGATTACTCCGCCGGAGTTCTACAACCAGTCTGAGTTGATTCAGGGTGATGTGGAGCAGATCACGGGTGTGTCGGAGTATCAGCGTGGTGCGCTGCCGGAGATTCGTCGCACAGCGACGGAGGCTGCGATCATGCAGGATGCTGCGAATGCGCGTGCTGCTGACAAGTTGGCGACGATTGAGGGTGCGATCCAAGAGGTTGCGTCTCGGATGGTTGCTTTGGCGCAGCAGTACATGACTGGTGAGCAGGTTGCCCGGTTGACTGGTTCTGATGGTGTGCCGATGTGGATCACGTTTGATCGTGATTACATCAGCGGCGAGTTTGACTTTGAGGTGGAGGCTGGTTCGACTGCTCCGAACAATGAGTCGTTCCGTCGCCAGATGGCGTTGCAGATGGTGGATGCGATGGCTCCGTTTGCTTCTGCTGGTGTGGTGAACGTGGAGCGGCTTGCCGCTCACGTGTTGCAGTTCGGGTTCGGTATCAAGAATCCGGCTGAGTTTCTTGCACCTCCCGCACCTCAGGGTGCGGCTCCGGCTGGTCCGGCGGGTCTTCCCGGCCCGTTGCCGCCGGGGATGTCGGAGCCGCCCCCGGCTGGTCCGGCGGGTGTGGCGGCTCCGCCTGCCGCTAACCCGATGGAGTTGTCGGGTGTTGATCCCGCAGTTCTTGCTGCTTTGTCGTCTCGTATGGGCGTTGCCCTTCCGAACAGTTAGGAGATAACCATGCCAATGGTTGGTGGAAAGAAGTATCCGTACACGAAGGCTGGTAAGGCCGCAGCGAAGAAGGCTGCCGCTAAGAAGGTTCCGGCGAAGAAGACTGCGGCTAAGAGGTCGCAGGCTCGTCGGAACAACATGGATTACTGATGGCTGAGAAAGACCCAAGGCTGAAGGCCGCTGGTGTTGACGGCTACAACAAGCCGAAGCGAACACCGAATCACCCAACGAAGTCTCATATTGTTGTTGCTAAAGAGGGCGACAAGATCAAGACCATCAGGTTTGGGCAGCAGGGCGTGTCTGGTTCTCCTAGTAAATCTGGTGAGTCTGCTTCGTATCGGAAACGACGTGAGTCGTTCAAGGCCCGTCATGCGAAGAATATTGCTAAAGGGAAAATGTCGGCTGCTTATTGGGCTGACAAAGTGAAGTGGTGAAAAGAACTTTCCAAGTCTTGTTGCTTGTGACGGCTTGGATTGTTGGCGTGTTATCTGCGATTACGTGGGGGACGGCAGAGGTGTTTATCCGGTTCCGTAACGGACGCAGGTAACGATCTTTCTCTATTATTAGGAGCAACCGAAAGGACTCTAAGTGAGTGAAATAACAGATGCCCCCGTGGTAGACCCCGCCCCCGTTGAAGTGGATGGTGGACAAGTCGAAGATGTGGGCGGAAACGTCGAAGTACAGGCGGATGCACCAACCCTAAATGTTGACGAGTTTGCCGACCATCATGTGGTCGTCAAAGTTGACGGTGAGGACGTGCGGGTTCCGTTGTCTGAGGCGGTGGCCGGTTACAGTCGTCAAGCGGATTATACCCGTAAGACGCAGGAATTGGCGCAGCAAAAACAGAGCCTCCAGTGGGCAAGTGCTGTGGCACAGGCTTTGGAGAACGATCCTGCACGGACGATTGATCTTCTTCAAACCCATTATGGTTTGACGAAGGCTCAGGCCCAGCAGGTTGCCGATCAGGCAGCCGAGGATGCTGGGGATGCCGAGTGGGACGATCCAGTTGCCGCACGTGTCAAGGAACTTGATAGCCGGATCGCACAGTTTGAACAGGAACGTGCGTACCAGCGTTTGGAGGCTGAGGTTTCTCGGCTGCAAACCACATACGGTGATGATTTCGACCCTCAGGAAGTGGTAGCCAAGGCGTTAGCCGAGGGTTCCGCGAATCTGGAGGCCGTGTACAAGCAGTTGGCTTTTGACCGGCTGATGTCTCGGGTTCAAGCGGCTGAACGTCTGGCGGGTGACCGTACTGCTCAGGAGCAGGCGGTGCTGGATGCGAAGCGTGAGGCCGGGATTGTGTCGGGCGGGGCTTCGGCTGCGGAGCAAGGCTTGGAAGATACGTCACCGATCCGTTCAGTTTCTGACGCTTGGGCTGCTGCGAAGCGGCAGTACGGCGTTACTTGATCCATTAGGAGTAAACCATGGCTGGAAACAGCAACTTTGACGAACTGTTGTCAACAACGATTGCGAACTACCGTGATCAGTTGACCGACAACGTGTTCAATGCACGTCCCCTTACCAACCATCTCATGGAGAACGGTCGCCTTCGCATGGTCGATGGCGGCACCAAGATTGTTGAGCCCCTCATCTACGGTGAGAACAGCACCGTTGGTGTGTACTCGGGCTACGACACGATTGCTTTGACCCCGCAAGAAGGCATTTCGGCGGCCGAGTTTGAGTGGAAGCAGTACGCTGCGTCCATCGCTATCTCGGGCATCGAAGAGGCCAAGAACAACGGCGAGGCTGCAATCATCAACCTTCTGGAAGCCAAGGTCATGCAGGCCGAGGAGTCCATGAAGGAAGGCTTCAACGCCATGTTCTTCGGTGATGGCACCGACACCCTTGGTGCTGGTGGCACCGACTCGGGCAAGACTTGGAACGGTCTGGGCAACCTGATTGATGCGACCGCTGTTGCGGGCGGCATCGATCCGGCCGGTTCAGGCAACGGGTTCTGGGCTTCGTACGAAGAGGGCACCGCTGGTGCGCTGACCACTGCGGACATGACCACCGCTTACAACACCTGCTCGGTTGGCAACGACCATCCGGACATGATCCTGACCACTCAGACTCTGTTTGAGAAGTACGAGTCGCTGCTTACGCCGCAACTCCGCTACACGGACACCGACAAGGCGAACCTCGGGTTCCAGAACCTGCTGTTCAAGTCGGCTCCGGTGGTGTACGACGTGGATGCTCCTTCGGGCAACATGTTCTTCATCAACAGCAAGTACCTGACCCTCGTCGGCCACTCAGGCAAGTGGTTCTCGCAGACGGAGTTCGTCCGTCCTGAGAACATGGATGCCCGTTATGCGCTGATCTTCTGCTACGGCAACCTCACGGTTCGTAACCGTAGCCGTCAGGGCAAGTTGACCGGCCGCACAGCCTGATCAACCATGTGATGCTGGTGGCGGGGGGCTTCGGCTCCCCGCCGCTCGCATATCTGGGTAACGATTCAGCCTATTAGTGATGACTCCTAATGCTGTTCCTGCCCACTCCCTGTACGGGGAGCCCGCTTTGCGGGATGCCCGGCCTGCTGCTCAGGCTAAGGGTTCTTCTCCTGCCCCTCCGGGTGGGATGCCATACACGGGTCATACCCGTTGTATGGCGAATGATGCAACGTGTCAGGGCCATAGGGCTAAGGGCACGGATTATTGCATGGGTCATTTGAGGCAGATTGCCCGCGATGTGAAGGAGCGTGAGAATGAATCTGGCTGAAATCCGCTCCAAGGTTCGTGAGATTGTTGACATGGATACCGACGATGTGTCGGATGCTTTGCTCAACATGTACATCAAAGATGGTTATGACCGGATGATTTCTTTGGAACGGCGTTGGCCGTTCTTGGAGAAGTCGTACACGTTGTCTACTGTGAATGGGCAGAAGGGTTACACGATTTCCGCTATTGGTTCTGGCGATGTTCGTGAGATCACTTCTGTTGTGGAAGGGTCTATTGGTGGTATCCGGTTGACGTTGGTTGACCATGCGGATGCTGAGGCGTTCTGGTTGGGCACTCAGGACACTGTTGGCCGTCCGATGCATTTCTCTGTGTGGGAGCAGAAACTGTACATCTGGCCTACTCCGGATGCTGTGTACACGTTGGCGTTGCGGGGTTTCCGCAAGCCAACGGATTGGACTGCGAACGATACAACTCAGGTTGATGCTGATGATCGTTTGCATCAGTCGTTGGTGTATTACGCGGTTGCCCAGTTGTACCAGTTGCAGGAAGATGTCCAGTTGGCTCGGTTCTATCGGGATTCGTTTGATGAGGCTGTCCGGTTGGCTGCTTCGGATATTTTGCGGGTGTCGTCGCATCGTCCTTTGGTGTACTCGGGTGGACGGTTCCATGAGTCGTCTAATGGCTGGCAGTCCCCGGTGTACTTCTGATGGCACGGCTGGAAACGCTTCAGGTTCAGGACTTCACTGGTGGTCTGAATTATCGTGCTGATGCTTTCCAGTTGGCTGATAATGAGTCACCTGATTTGTTGAATGTTGATATCGATCCGCGTGGCGGGTTTTCGCAGCGGAACGGTGTCAGGGATTACAACACGTCGGCTATTGGGTCGATTGTTTCCGGGTCGTTTGACCCTCATCGGGTGTTCGCTTGGGATGGCAATAGCCGCCAGTTGTTTGTTGCTGCGAACAACAAGGTGTTTTGGACGAAGACTGACACGTTCGCTGATTTGGGTGTGACAACGGACGCTGTTGATGGTGCCGAGTTTGGTGCGTGGTCTAATTCTGGTACTTCATATATTTATGGGTGTGCGGGCGAGTCGAACAATGCGTTTCGTTGGGACGGTATTGGTGCGTCGCCAACGGCGACGTTGTTGACTGCTTCTGGTATTGGGGCGACGGATTGGCAGAACTCGTATGTGGGTGCGTCTGGTTCTCATTGTCCTCGTTCTGAGCATTTGACGGTTCATGCTGACCGTTTGTGGGTTGCTCATACTTATGACGGTAACGGGGCGGGTTCGGTTGTGCCGTACCCGGACCGTGTCCGGTTTTCTCATCCGGGTAATCCGGAGTGTTGGCGTGAGTTGGATTACATCGATGTTGTTGGCGGTGGCCGTGGCATTCAGGCGATTGTGTCGTTTGGTGACCAGTTGTTGGTGTTCAAACCTCGGGCCATTTTTGCGATCCTTGGTTTTGATGAGACGACGTTCCAGTTGGTGCAGTTGACGAATCAGATTGGTGTGCCGTCGGCTAAGGCTGTGGCTGCGACCGAGTCTGCTGTGTTCATGTTCTCTTGGCCTGATGGTTTGTTTGCGTTTGATGGCTCACGTTTTATTGACTTGTTCCAGAAGATGCGTCCGATCATTCAGATCGGTGAGATGAATGATGAGTCGTTGGATGGCATCTATGTTTCGTGGGTTGATCGTAAGGTGATGTTGTCGTTGCCGGTCGGTGTCGATCCGGCAACGGGGGAAGATTTTGATGAGCCGCTAGTGACGTTTGATTCTCCTGATTCAAAGTTCAACGGTTCGATTCAGGCTTCTGTACCTACGTCGACGTTTGTGTGGGATCAGACAGTTGGCGAGGGTGGTGCGTGGTCGCGGTACACGTTGGCTGATGGGTACGGGTTTGCTGGTGGCACAGAGTTCGTTGATGATTCTGGTCGCCGGTTGCCGATGGTGTTGCATCCAACTCAGCCGTTTGCGTTGCAGATCGATGTGCCTGAAACCGCTGATGATCTGATCGCTGGCACTACACAAAACTTTGAATCGTATTATGTGACGAAGTGGCAGGATGCAGGTCAGACGACCGCCAAAAAGTTTTGGCGGCGACCCGAGTTCGTGGTCCGCCAGTTGGGTGAGGACACAACGATTGATGTGTCCACGTTCCATAACTGGGATCGTTCCACTTCTCAGCGTGATTTCCAGTTGACGTTCAGCGGTACGTCTTTTGCGGGTGGCTATGAGTCGTGGGTGCAACCTGATCTGGGGTCTGATCTGGTGAAGGGAACGAATCTGGGTTTGGCTAACGCTATCCAGTTGAAGGTGTCTGGTGTTGGGGGTCAGGCGTGGGGTGTGAATGGCATCACATTCAAGTTCAACCCGCGTAGGAGCAGGTTGTAATGGCTGATCAGAAGTTCACTCCTCCCGGTTTGGGTCGCCTTCAGGGTGAGGATGCTGCTGTGTTGCGGCAGGTGATTTTGGCGTTGATTCAAGAGTTGGAACGTATCCGTGCACGCCTTGATGCGGGCGGCTTGTAACGAAATGGCTATTTAGTGATGGCTTCTTTTGCGAACCTTGGTTTGTCCGTTGGGCGTGGTGAACGGTCGGCACGTACTCAGCGTGACGCGACCTTGGCTCAGAACGCCTATAGCCGGTTTTTGTCTCAGCAGCGTGGCGATAGGGAGTTACGTAGTCTTGGTGAGCAAACGAACCGTGATCTGGGTGCTTTGTCTGCCGCGTATTCGCAGCGTGGGCTGCGAAACAGCGGGCTTCAACAGCAGGCACGTAATGAGTTTGGTACGCAGGCTTTCAGGTCTGAGCAGGACATCCGTAATCAAACTGCACAGCAGTTGGATATGGCGAATTTGTCTGATGCTCAGGCTCAGGCTGCGTATGAGTCCGCTGTTCAGGAAGCGGAGATTGCCAAGGCGAACAGTATCGCCCAGTTGGCTGCCGAGTTGTTGAACTATTACCCGTTCATGGGGAGTTGATTATGTCTATGACAGATGCGTACGAAAGTTACTTGGGGAACCTTGGGGGTTCCCGTCAGCGAACAGACGAGTTGTTCGGTCAGTTGCTGTCCGGTAACCGTCAGTCCCGTCAGAATGTTGCTGATCGTTATGCGATGATGGGTCAGCAGTTGGCCGACATGTCGGCTACTGCGTCTGGTCAGGCTCGCTCAGGTTATGGTGCTGCACGCAACCGGGTTCAGGCTGCTCCTCAGGTTTACCGTGGGCCGGTTGGTCCGGGCCCGCAGGCTGCTGCGGCCCCGTCTGTGGGGATGGACGCTGCTACCGCAGCGAACTTGCAGAGTGCTGCGGGACAGTTCGGTCAGGCTAATCAGGCCGCTCTTCAGCAGGTGTATAACACGTTGGGACAGTCCGAGGCTGCTAACAGGGCTAGCCGTCTGAGCGATATTGATCTCGCACAGACCAGCGATTTGGCACAGTTGGCTGCTTTGGCTCAGGCGCAGCAGTTCGGGATGGGTGCTGCCCAGTCACGTGAGATGGCTGATTTGGATGCTGCGATCAACCAGATTTCACGTGATCAGATTGCTGCCAGTCTCGGGTTTGATGAACGGGAGTTGGCTGCTATCAACGCTATGACGGCGGCACAGCAGCAGGGTGAGCGTTTTGCGTTTGATCAGGCTGAGGCTGCTGCGGCAGCGGAGCGGGCGCAGCGGGAGTTTGATTTCGCTCAGGATCAGGCTGTTGTTCAGGCCGCTCAGTCCTCTCAGGTGTTCGATCAGAATGCGGTGAACTCTGCGGTGAACATGTTCACTTCGATGGTGAATCCGATTGTGGATACTTTGGAACCGGAGTCGTTGTTGGAGTTGTGGTTGGCGTTCTCTGAGGAGATTGGTATGCCGATGAGTGAGGCTCTTGGTTCGGTGGGGGCTGTCTGATGCCTCCGTTGACACCTGAAGAACAAGCAGCGATGCTGCGTGCCTTCATTGGCACGGGTAGTGGTTCTAACCAGATCAACGATTTGGAGAACCTGTTTGATTTCTCCCAGAACTTGTTGGCTCAGGCTGCTATTGGGATGCCGGGTGTCGATGCCCAATATATTTCTGACACGGTTCAACAGTTGGCGTACACGCCGTATGACGGACCTGATCCGCTGGTTATTCAGGAACAGGTGAATGAGGCGATGCGACGTGTTGCGTCGCGTCTGGGCATCCAGCCGGAAACGATGAACAGTATTGCCGAGTCGGTAATTGATGGCATTGCCCCTGATGTTGCGTTGGCGGCGATTAGTGGGCTTGTGTTCCGTGATGCTGAGGGTAATCCTCGTCCTGATGTGAGCGATACGGAGCGGGATGAGTTCAATGATCTGTCAGGCATTTTGGAGGCTTATCAGGATGCTGTTGAGGCCGAGCGCAACACGTTTGAGATGGACGGGCAACGATATGTTGCCCGTGATGAGACTGCTGTTCGTGCTGACATGGAGGAACTTGGTCTTACCGGCCCGTTCAACGATCCGAACATTTGGCTGTTCCAACCCGATCAGGCTTTGGCCGCCGCGTCGCAAGCGACTGAAGCGGAGGCCGCAACGGTTGGTCGTGAAACAGATGCCCTTAGGGATCGTCTTGGGCGTGTAGGCAGAGAGACTGCGCAGCAGGCTGCCCGTGGTGTTCAGGGGCAGGAAGATATTGAAAGAGGGATAATCGATTTCTTCAACAGGTCGGTGACTCCACCGACTGTTGAGCAGGGCGCAAGTGTTGCTGGTGCACGTATCCCTGAGGGCGCAACTGTGAGTGCACCCAGACCTCCTGTCAATGCCCCTCAAACCGATGATTTGGCGATGTTGCAAAGGCTTGCTCCGGGGGCTCCCGCTCCCGGCACGGCTGACCCTATGGAGCAGTTTTACCGGTTGACCGGCGGCAGAAATGTCACGTCTGGTTATGGTGGGGCTGACGTTCAGCCTAAGACTTTGCCTGATCAACTTGATGTTTTGGCACGGTTGGCTCCGGGTGTTCAACCATCTGAGACTGGTCCTTCTCCTTTGCCTCCGGTGCAGCAGGAGGCACTTGATCGTCAACGTGAGGCTGCTATCCAGTCTGCTAACAGGTACGCCACTTTTGCTGCGGTTGAGCAGGCAAATAAGGGTGTCCCGTTGGCCGAGGAAAACTTACGTAGGGAGATCAACGATTCGGTTGTGCGGCAAAGAGAGTTGTCTGATTTGGCTAGGCAGCAAGCCGAGGAGGCCGGGGCTAAAGGAACTATTCCGGGTGCCGCACAGTTGGATATCTACCGTGATTTCCTGACTAGTTCTTTCCCGACTGTCACTTCCGGTGGCGGCGGTGGTAGGCAGAGGTACCGGTTGTCGCAGGATCAGATTCGTAGTGTGGCTCGCGCTGCGGCGGGGCCGCTGCGCCGAGGGGCACAGTAAATGCCGATCCTTCCTTACGACGACGAGAAGCAGGGTTCTGGGCGTGGCCTGTCAAGGCTGCCTGACGTGGTGCGGACACAGCAGTCGCAGCAGCAGTCTGGTGGGCCGGGTTTTCTTGGGACGTTGGCTAGGGGAATTGTTGCCCCGTTGACCGCAATCGATACGCCGAGGCGTGCGATCATTTCTGGTATCCGTGAGACGGTTGATTTGTTGGATTCCGATCCGGAAACCAAAGCATCGTTCGGTGATTTTTTGGAGCAGACGAAAGACCCGACGTACGGTGTTGGCTCTGCTTTCCCTGACCCGACTGGCAACAAGTGGGTTGATCGCCTGATTGGGTTTGCTGGTGATGTGGCGTTGGACCCGATCACATACTTGACGTTGGGTGCCGGTAAGGCCGCGACGTTGGGTGGTCGTGCAGCGTTGTCGACTGATTTGTTGCGTGGGGCTCAGGCTGTGGGTCGTGTTGATGAGGCTCGCCCGTTGATTCAGAAGGTAACTCAGCGGGGCGTGAATGCTTTGAGTCGTAGTGAACGCCAGTTGTTCGATGACATTGTTCGGGCTGGCGGGACTGGTTCGGAGATTGGTCAGGCTGGGCTTAGGTTCCGTGTGCCGTTCACTGGTCGTGAGACGGCGGCGATTCCGGGGACTCAGCGTGTTGCCGAGGGGATTGGTGGTGCGTTGTCGTCGGCACGTTTGCGTGCCGGACAGTCGGCCACGGGCCAGCGTGTGCGTCGTGCTGTGACCCCACGTGAACGGGTTGACTTGTATGACCAGATGGTGATGGGTGGCGATCCGGACACGTTGTTGACGCGACTGCAAGATATTGCGGCTGGTGATCGTGGAACGGCGACTCGCAATATTGCGTTGAACCGTTTTGGGGAGCAGGTTGATGACATTTCTAAGACTGGCCGTAAGGAAGGTTTGTCTGGTGAGGAGTTGACTCGCCAGTTGGCGACTGATGCTCCTGATAGCCCGATTGCCCAGCAGAGCCGTACGTTCTTGGATGACGGCATCAATGAACTGACGGATGCGGGTTCGACTGTTCAGTACCGCCGTAATTATGTGCCACGTGTGTACACCGACGAGTACGACACGGTCGTACGTGGCGAACTTGGCGACGAGATCAAGCAGACAATTGGTGTTGTTGATGATCTGAGCCAAGAGGGAATCACCCAAGCCCGCCAAAAAAATAAAGGCGATTTCTTGGTTCGTGGTAACGAGAAGGTAGAACTAAAAGGTGATGACCCGTTCTCGTTCAACAAAGCGATGAACGAGTTGTACCCAGAGTTGGGTGGCTCCGTCAAGTTTGTTGAAGAGGACGGCTACAAACTGTTGGAGCGTTGGGCCCGTTCCGCCAGCGCAGAGTTGGGTCGTTTGCGGTATGCGGACGAGATTCAGTTGTTCGGTCCGGGTCAGGCTGCAAGTCAGGCCACTCAGGCTCCACGGGTGACTGGTCAGATCGCTGAGGAAACTGCGGGCACGGTGCCGGACAGGATCGATGACATCCGTGCCGCTAGGGCTGAGGCTTTAGATGTTGCACGTGGACGTACGAGTGAGGCGCGTCGTGCCGAAACGGCACGTATTGGTGCTGAGGCCACTAGGGCCGAGGGGGCCGCCACCCAAGCGCAGCAGAGGGCGGATGCTGCTTGGCGCAGTGCCCAGAAACGATTGCAACAGATCGATGACGAGGTAGTGAAGATCGACAGTCAGATAGAACGTCTTCGCGGCAAGCAGGCCAATGTGGCTCGTCGTCAGTTGCGTGATCGTTCCAACCGTCGTGCCCGCTTGTTGGCGGAGCAACGACGCATTGAGGCCCAGTTGCCCGGATTGCAGGCCCGTAGTGGGGCTGCTCAGGCGTTGTTGCGTCAAAGCGATGAAGCCACTGCTGCTGGTGTGCGGCCTCCGGGCGTGTCTCGCCCGACGGGGGCCGCTATCAGGGCGACTGAGCGGGCTGAGGGGCGGCTTGCTGAGGTTGGTGAAGAGTTGTCTGCGTTGGGGCGTGGCGGTGAGGGGGTTGTCCCCAGCCAGCAGATCGATGATGAGATTGGCTACTTGACAGCGAAGCGTGGTGAGGCGCGTGTTGCTTCCGAAATGAACAAGGGGGCGACGGAAAGAATTGCTTACAGTAGTTACAGGACAGAGTTGGTGCCTATCGACAGGCTTGAAAAGATCAGGTCTAACACTCTGGACCCGAATGTTGACATTGATGCCTTGGCGCAAGATATAGCGCAGCGCGGGCAAATGGAGCCTCTGGTTGTCATTTATGGCACGGACTCAAACAAGGTTGTTCTGGCGGAGGGTCATCATAGGCTTGCCGCTTTGGAGCGGCTTGGGTTCGACAGTGTTCCTGTGAGGGTTTTACGGCGGAAGGATTTGAACGAACTTGAACCTTATGCCCGGCGTGTTCCGGGCTATAAGGGGGGACGGCCGCCGGAAGATTTGTTGCCTTCCGAGATCGGGATGGTTACTGCGCGTCCGACGATGCCTGATGATGTCGCTGCTATGCAGGCGCGTGGCGTACAGATGGAGCAACGTGCCGGGCAGAAACTTGATGAGGCCGAGGCTTTGCGTGCCCGTGATCCTCAGGCGTTGGAAGCGAACCCCCGCACAGCAGCCGCTGTGCGTCGTAGGAAGAAAGCGCAAGCAGCGGAGTCACGTGCCCGCCGTCAGGTAAACGCTGCCGCCAAGGACGGGTTTGCCCCGTCATTGGACGGTGAGGATGCGGCGGCGAACATCACAGCGAACTTGAAGCGGGTGCCTGAGCAGGGCAACAAGCGGCTGCGTCGTGAAGCACGCGCCTTGGTGGAAGATGTTCCTGAGGGCGAGTTGTTGACCCGTGACGAACGGTATCTGGCCGGGTTGCGTCAGGCCGCTAAAGACCCGTCTGATCTGTCCGCTCAGGTCGCGTACGCGAACATGTTGCAGGCGTATTCGATTGAAACAAAGATCGCTGCCGAGGGCGGCAAGGGCCGTAACTTCGGCAAGTTCTTTGAGTCGCTGTCCGGCAACAGTAAGAACTCTGCCCAGTTCCGTGAGGACATGTTGAACCAGTTGGAAGAAGGCTGGCGCATGATTGAAGGCACGGGTGTTGCGGTGCCTGACGAGTTGTATCGGATGCGTCAACGCATTGTGGAGTTGAATCAGCCTGAAGCGTTCACTGGTTTCTTGAAGGCGTGGGAGACGTACACAAGGTTGTTCAAGGCGTATGTGACTGCGACTCCACGGTTCCATATTCGTAACGGTATGTCGGCTTCGTTTATGAACTGGTCTGAGGGTGTGTCTTCGATGCAGATGATCGAAGGTGTCCGCATCTGGAAGAAGTACAAGAGTGTCGGGATGCCGGGGTTGGATGCCCGCGAGAAGACGATTATTGAGTCGGTGTTGGCTTCAGGTGCAGGCCAGTACGACATGATTGAGGTCGGGTTGCGAGGCCCGTTGGGGACTCGCACTTCCCGCAAGGTTGGTACGAACGTCGAAAGTGGGGTGCGTGCCGGTCTGGCAGTCAAGGTGATTGATCAGGGCGGTTCGTTTGATGAGGCGTTGTCGACAATCACCCGTGTCCATTTCAACTACAGCCAGTATTCCAACGTGGACAGGGTCGCACGTCAGGTGTTCCCGTTCTGGACGTTCATGTCTCGCAACTTGCCGTTGCAGGTCACCCAAATGTGGACCAAGCCACGTGCTTACGCACGTTTCAACAGTGTGATCCGAAACATCCGCACCGACGACGAAGAGACAGGTTTGGTGCCGGACTATTTCACTGAGGGTGGCGGGTTCCGGTTGCCGTTCAACATCCCCGGTGTCGGCCAGTGGGCTCGTCCTGATCTTGGGTTCTCACGTGTCGAAGAGGACGTGGAGCGTTTGGGTGATCCGATCCGGTTCTTGGCTGACTCCAACCCGTTGATCAAAGCAGCGGTGGAGAACTTCGCTGGGAAACAGTTGTACAAAGATATCCCGTTGGATGACGAATCGTATGTGCCGCTACAGGGATGGCAGCAAGCAATCTTGCCGTTGCTGCTGGCTACTGGTCAGGCGGAGCAGGGGCCGAATGGTTATGTGATCACTCCGAAGACGGAGTACATCTTGGATCAGGTCAACCCGTTCGGCGGTTTGTTCAACCGGTACTCCGGTGAGGGTTCTCGCAACGAGGACAAGGCAATCAAGAACTTGTTGGGTGCTACTGGCATCCCAGCGTTGCTGTCCGGTGGTGGCTATGTGCGTGATCTGACACCTGAGGTGCAGGAGTCGCAGCGGCGACGTGAACAGTTTGAGCAGCGTGACGCGCTACGTAAGTTGCGTGAGATCGCAATGGCGAGTTAGCCGAAACCCCAGTCTTCTGGGTATTCACCGCTGATGTCGGTTTCATTGACATCTAGTTCTAACCCTTGTTCGATCTGGTTTGCGAACTGCTCTAGGAACATCAACATTTTCGCCATTGATTCGGGCACGCCGTTCAATGATTCTTCGTAGTGTTCCATCCATTCCCGTGCGGCAGCGACGGGAATGACCATGGCGACATGCAAAGACATGCCGTCTTCTTCGATGATTTGTTCTGCTTTGGCTTGGATGTCCTCAGCGTCATCACCGAACAGTTCTTCAGCCCAAGCACTCACCCAATCATCTGACCCATCACTGCCCATGTTTGAGCCCCGATCCATCCGTCCACTGTCAACCCGTGTTTGGCTTGGAATGCCATCACTGCCTTCTCGGTCTTCGGACCGAAGTATCCGTCTTGTTTCGCTCCGACAATTTTTTGGATGGAGCGCACTAGGTCACGGTCTTTTTCTCCGCGCCGGATCGGCTTGCCCCGATACGGCACGAACGTCATTTTCGGTGGTGCTTGTTCGGCTGGTTTGCCTTTGAGTTCTGCGAACACGATACGGTAGTAGTCTGCGTCGTCTGCCACGTCTGGGCTGATCTCCACATGAATCCAATCGGCCCAAGATTTGCCGCCACCTGTGATTGTTTTGCGTGCGTATCTGCGCCACTTGTTGCGGTCACATTTCCATCCGCGCCCTAACGGCTTGTAGGCGTAGTCGACAATGATTTCGATCTGGAGGTCTTCGGCGTGTTCAACGAGCCAGTCGATCCACTTCAGTGCTGTCTTGCGGTCGCCGCAACCGGGGTATGTGCCGCCACGGTAACTGAGATCAATGGCACGGCCGGTGCCGTGGTTCGATGGTTTGCTGCCACCTCTGACCGGCCTACGTAAATAGGTTCCGTTGTTGAAGAATGCTCCGCCTGTGAACTTGACGAACTCTCGGACGAACTGTTCTGTGCCTTTGCGTTTGCCGGATGCGTATCCGTCAAACCCTGTGTACTTGCGACCCATACTAACTAGCCCTTTCGTTACCCTCATCGCTCAGGTCAAGGATGAATGATCCGTCGATGAGCATCTGTGCGATAACACAGTAGCCGACCATGTCTAGCAGTGTGTCGATGATTGATTCGTTCGCCGGGCTGCCATCGGATTTCTTCATCAGGTTGGCGTACCGTTCGATCTTGTCAGACAGGCGGATCGCCACCCCAAACAGTCCGCCTTGCAGAATGTTTTGGTGGCCGTAGTCACGTTGCTTGGAAACCAGCAGGTCGGTCATTCGTTCGCTGTCCCACTCGCCTCTGTCTCGTAGTTCAGCGATAGCGGAGTAGGCGATGGCGGGCCACACCCTGATGTCGGTGCCTTCTGTCCTGAACAGTACGTCTCGTTCTTCTCGCACTTTGGCAATGTCGATTGGTGTCGGGTCAGCGAAGTAGGAAGCAAGTGCTTTCACTAGGTCTTCTGCTGATTCTTCCCATGTGGTTGGCATGTTCACTCTTTCTCTGATGGTCATGTCGAAACTTAGCATTGCTTTCAATGCTTTGAGGGCACGGTTCCGTATCCGGAACACGTGTGTTTTGGATACACCAAGTTGGTCAGCGATTTGTTGCAACGACAGTTGTTCACTGTAAACAGCGTCGATTACCCAGCGGTCTTCTTCTGGTAGCAGGTCGACTGCGTCGGCAACAATTTCTCTGAGCGGTTCTAGTTCTTCGGATGATTCTTCTGGTTCATGTCCGAAGTCTGCTTCCATCAATGCCTGTATCGGGTTCTCTGGTATGCGACGAAACATTGGTGTTTCGTCACCATAGAACTCTGTTGGTATTTGACGGTTAGCCATTTGTGATCTCTTTGATCAGTTCGACTGCTGTATCGAAACTAATCAGCATTCTACGTGGAACCGTGTGGAAGGTGTCGTAATGTTTGCGGATTCGATCAAACTTTTTTATCGCACCCCACTGGTCATCTGTGTCTCCCATGACGACCAGCATCTGGTCGGTTGCGCGTGACACGAACACAACAGCAACCGGTTTGTTTCTTTTCTTCCGCCATCCAGCAACGGTGTCAACGAACGCTGTGGTGTACGGGAATGACTTGGGGTCTGCGTCGAACTCTAGGTTGCGTGATTTCACTTCGACACAGTGTCCGCTGTCTAGGACTACGTCTTGTTCATCTTCGTAGTCTTTGATTTGTTCTTCGGTTTCAGCGAATGTTAGTTCGGTTGCTTCAGCGTTGATGCCGCACTCGGTGAGTCGGGCGGCTACCAGTTCGGCGTACTGTTGGCCGATGGTGGCTTCGCGTCGGAAGATTTCGTCGCTTGCCCGCTTCATCGTTTTTCCGCCGTGACAATCATGACGATCTTGTCGTTCTCAAACGCTGCGCCTTGGAGTCCATCCAGTGTGGTCTTCACAAGGTTGTCTACGTCGGCTGTGAGTTTGGTGGTGTGATCCCCGAGCGGGGTGAAAGTTATTTCTGTTTGTTGTGTGGTGTAGACGATGTCTATTTGTAGCGGCTGGTCGTAGAACGGTCCGTTCTGTTTCAGGTATTCGTCCCGAATGTTTGCTTCTGCTTCCAGAGTTGTTTTCGGGGTGAACACACGACCGCCCCGCCCAAGGCGTGGTCTGCCTTTGGGTCGGGGTCGGCCGGGGATCGTTATTGTGAACGGCCGTTTATTCGACCTGCGTCTTCCCATGTTTCGCCCGCTACTTTCTGCACGGCTTCCATAACTGTCCGCGCTATCCGTTTCTCACGATCATTACGATTTGAGAATTTTCCCCATCGACGATCGGCATCGTATAGCACCGCAGTTATCTCCTCGGGGGATAGCCCGTCACGTGCCGCACAGCAAGCCAGATAAAACATTGTGGTTGACCTGTCTTTGCCCGGTTTCGGTCCGTTCCGTAACACGTATCTGGTGAGTTTCCCCATCTTGTACACGGGAAGTGTCGACGGTATTTCACCGTCGATCACAACATGTTGCTTCGGTGGTTCTTTCCACATGTCGGCAAGCCGCAGAATCTTGTGTGGTGGAACACGGTTGGCGTGTGCTTCTTCAATGAAGAACTCCCTGCCCATAGGTGTCAGGTCGTCGTTCATGATGTACCGCAAACCTGAACCGTCGTTCGGGTATGGCAACCTCACATAGTTACCAACCTGCCCATCTCCCAACGTCACCTGTTTCGGGTTGACCTCGGTCGGTGGCACGTCAGCAACTTTGTGAACCACAAGGAAAGCGTTACGCATCGATTCTGCCGGGATGCTACGTGTCGGGAACAGCCACACGTGATAGCCCTTACGGGTTTTCTCTATCCATGTGACTATGTCCTTCATGGCGAACGCTTCTTGTATGCGATGCGCCGCGTCGTAGTCGTCCACATCGATGTCGGTGCATCCCCATGTGACGATGGTGCCAGTTGACCTGTTCATTGCCGGGTAGATCCCAACCTGTGTGCCACCGTTCAGGTGTTCACGGAACAGGTCGGGGCTGACAGGACGGCGGATGCATCCACCGGTCCATGATCCGTAACAGTCGGAGCGGCCAGCGAACAAGTCGATGTACTTCCTGAGTGTTTCACCTGTGATGCCGTTCACCATTGACCATCCAGTTGTGGTTCCTCCCACACCACCTCAGGTGTTGTGGGGCGGGCCACTAAAGGTTTGAACCCTTTGAGCCTGCCGGTCCCTTGTTCAATGTAGTAGTCGATGTCATCGACCAGTTCGGCATCATGCCGTTTGCATTTCACAAGGTTCAACGTGACGGTGTTGGAGTGGCGTTCCAGTTCTGCCCTGAGCATGTCCAACTTCTCCAATGCGATCTCGGAGACGGAGCCGTGTGCGGCTCGTTCTTCGATCTCTCTGATCTCTGCTTCGATCCCGAACTTCTTGCGTCGCACACCAATGATGTGTGATGCCTGTTGTTCGCCACCGAACGCACCGGATGAGATGGTTTGTTTCGCACCGTCTTTACCTGATGTGCGTGACGACTGGTGCAGCACAACCAACGGCACGTCGTGCCGTCGGGCGAACGCTTTGATCGTGTTCGCTTTCGACGCGACGTTGTCTTCGGTTGGCAGCAACTCTAGGTAGTCGTACACGATGCATGCTGGCTCACCAATGTTGTCTGCGGTTTCATGAACTGCACGATCCATGTCTCCCATGCTGAGGAACTGGTCGAACACTGCGAGTTTGCCGAACTCTTCGGACGCTGTCTGTTCGATCATGTCGATGGTTTCCCGGTCGTCTTGTTCGATCAACTGTTCCAACATCCGGCCCGGTGTGCCCGTGATCAGTGACACCAGTTTGATCAGTGTCAATGTGCGTGGCTCATCGGGGCAGAAGTACATGATTGGTTTGTCACGGTTCGCCCGCAAGATTTCCATCAGGAACAATGTTTTGCCGGAGTGCGAGTAGCCGTTGATCAGCAGCATCTCGCCGGGTGCCACGCCACGCATCTGCGTGTCGATGTCGTTGAACCCTAGGTAGATGCGATCAGCGGGTGTTTGCACCCAACGGACAAAGTCCCCTACCGAATCGCTGAGTGGACGGTAGAACAGTGGGGCTGGGGCTGGCAGCAGAGACGGAGACGGGGCGACCTCGGTGAGATCGCCCCGCTCCATTTCTTCCCACCGAGCCGCCAGATCGGGGCTGGTGGTGTCGCTCACTTCGGCGGCCAGAACGCGAAGGGCTGACCCTTGGCGTTCATGCTCCCGTCGGCTGCCTTGAACCACGGACGGTTGTTCGTGGCGTTGGCGGTGTCACGGTTGTCGTACACCTTGGTGACGCTGTTCTTCGCGCAAGCAGCGATCAGCCACTCGGGAAGCGGGCCATGCTGGGCACCGGCAACTTCGATGGTTGCAGCGGACTGCTGCACCTCAGTGGTTCCGGGGAACATGTCCTTGACAGCGGCAACACCGCTGGTGGATGCCTGCCCGCCGATCTCTGCGGTCAGGTAGTTGCCGAGTTCGACAATGACCATGGCGACGGTTTGCAGTTCTGCGTAACCCTCGTCGGTGGTGATGTCGATACCACGCTGCGCTGCGTAGTTCAGTGAGTTGGTCAACGTGTTACCTACACGCAAACCGATTTGCTGTTGATCAGCCATGTGATGAACCTCCTCTGGTTCGGTTGTTGGTGTCCCTGCAGGGACACCTGTTGGCCCGACACCTTTGGCTTGGGGTGCCGGGTTCCCTCATGTGAGGCTTATAGAAGGTGGCGAATGCCAACACGCCACCAACAACGAAGATGTATCCGATCAGGGTTTCCATGTTAGTTCATCCCCTGACATGTCTGCCCCCTTGCAGGTGTCCCAGAACGGACACCAGATGTGAGAACACAACGCCGACTGGTCGTTCAACGGCCACGGATTATCCATCCCGTACCGCAACGCAAACTGTGCGGCACTCAACGCTTGCTTACGAACGAACGAGATGTGCCCGATGTCCCGTTGTAGTTCCACGATCTGGGTGTCACCGTTACGCAACATCACGTCATAGAAAAACTTGACTGGCACCTGAGTGACCAGACCGTCATGAACAGCGGCGGCACAGTACACCGATGGTTGAACAGCCCAGCGTTGCTTCTCCCACTGCTGGTACTTGCGGCTCGCAGACTTGTGATCCCACACCGTGTTGTTCGGGGCCACATAGTCGATGGTTCCTTCAAACCATACGGGGGTGCCGTCGGCTTCACCGATCTGGAACTCAAACCTGTACTCCACCTGACCGCCGGGCGGCATGATCGGGTACACGTTCGCAGCCCACGCCGCTGACATCAACTGGGTTTGACCGACCATCTCATCGGCGGTCAGCCCTGTCGACTTCCACGACTCGGCCTCTGCCGCCATCTGCAACGCTTCCGGCGCAGCCTCAGCGGCCGCACCGGGATCGATCTCACCGGACAACACCTGTTCGATCACAGCGTGCATCGCTGTGCCGATCACGGTCAGGTCGGAACCGATGTTCGCATCGGGTTCGACCACGTTACGACGTGCCCGTTCTGGGCACAGCAGGAAGTCATTCAACCATGACTGCCTGATTGCTACCCCACCGTCTTCTCTGATCTTCATGCCTTTACCCCTTTCGGGCACTTCGTGCCCACTGAACATCGGACACCTGTGTGTCCGGTGGGGGCTGCCCTTGATGGCATCCCCATTCTAATCACCCCTGTCAAGCACCGACCGTAAACGGTCGGCCTCGGCTGTCATGTGATCAGCGATCAGTTCCTGTTCGACCGTGATGTCGTACAGCACGTCGGACACTTCGTCCCGTTCAACGACGGCGCGTCGCTCGGGTGTGATCCCGTGCCGACGCAACAACGTGTACACCGTCGACCGTGAGATGTTGTGCTTCTCGCAGATGCGGCTGATGGTTTCACCTGCCATGTACTCATCAGCGACTGCGGCGGACAGACCGTTGCTATGAACCCGTGGCCTGCCGGGCTTCCGTGCGTTCGTCACGTGTCGCCACCTCCCCTAGTTCTCCTGCTTTCAACATCTGCCACACCAGATGACGGGCAACCCATGAGGCGCACCCTGTTTGGCGAAGCATCCTGTACACCCTGACCACGTACGGCCTGTAGGAATGTCCGACGAACCGGTAATGGAACTCCAACGATCCGGCCATCGGTTTGGTCTGCCGCATGTACGGCTCCAACATGAACACTCTCATTTTCATTTGTTTCCCTTTGCGATCTGGGCGACACGCTGATAGGAGATGCCGATCTCGTCGGCCATCTTCCGGTACGTGTTGCCTTCTTCATGTCGTTTCACGATTCGGAAACGACGGGCTTTGTGTGTGTCCGACACAAGAGTTGTCAATGTGTCGATGATGTGCGCTGTCTCACCCATCATGGTGCGGATGTCGCCGTGTTCCGCTAGGCGTAACGCTTCGTAAATATGTCCTGCTGCTAAGGCAAGTTGGTCGCTGACTTCTGTGCGAGGTTTGACGTGCCGGGGGTTTTCTGTGCTGTTGATCATGACAACAGTTTAGTCCACCCCCGGCTAGTTCGTCAAGTACCCCCTAGACGTTCGCGGTCGCGTTGCGCCTGCAACGCAGCAGCGGACAAGTCCGGACCGTACGTATCCAAAGAACCAGTCAACCCAAGTTCGCCACGCATCACACGTCGCTGCCGAGCAGACTTGCCACCCCAGATACCTTCTTCGATGTTGAACCTCAAAGCAAAATCCAAACACTCCTCAGCCACAGTGCACTCGGCACACACAGCACGGGCACGTTTCAACATTTGCTTCTGGTCACCACGCGGGATGAAGAACTCCGGTGTGTCATCGACAAGCATCATGCCCCGGCATGCTGCATCCTGCTGCCACTCCGGCCTAGAGAAAATGAAATCAAAACTCATGATGATTCCTCAATCCAGTTGATCAACACCAACACCAAAAGAAACTGAAACAACCAGCATCCGATAGTGACCGGCACAATCTCCGGCTGAGAACGAATGACCTCATCCACACCGTCCGGTGACCACGGTGACCACAAGGCCCACACCACTGTCACCGTTGCCGCACCTGCGGCGATCAGCAAACGTGTTGCACGTCTCACAGCACACCTTCCTTCCACCAGCGGTCGTTCGCCCAACGGCGAGCATCATGCAGACACGTCTCACCGTAGAACTTGCGGCGGGCACCAGTCCGCATAGACAT